TCAAAGTTATTCATATAATCAGGATCTATTTTATTTTCTTTATATTTCTCTAACATCTCAGCTTTAAAAGCTTGTCTAGCTTCTTCTTCAGTATATAATTTAACTTCTTTGTATCTATTTCTTGTAGAATCCCATTCTCTATCTAGAGTTTCCCATTTATTAAATCTGCAAAATCTATCATACAATGTAAATAATAATTTATTATCTTTTGCAAAATCAATTAAACCTTGAGATAACATTCTAACAAAAGGTACTTTATTATGGTATTCATCAAATAATTTTTTAGCCTGCATTCTATCTAAACCAAGTTCTGCCTGTAATTTTAATTTACCCATACCATAGAAAAGTCCTAAGTTAATTGTCTTTGCTTGTGTTCTAGAAATTTTTGCCATGTCAGCAACAATCTGATGAAAGTCTGCATCATTTTTATTAAACTCTTCTTCCAAGTCTTCTGTCTTTGGTAAACCTAACTTGACAGCGTAGTGTACCACGATCCGTGGTTCTTGTTGCGAGTAGTCAAAACTACCCCACTTCATACCTTCTTCAGGTAAAAACATTTCTCTCATCTTCTTACCAATATAACCTTTAGATGGTATTTGTTGTAAATTAGGGTTTGACATAGAAAATCTTCCAGTAACAGTTCCTCCCTGGTCAGATCTAATTTGATTTACATCTGCATGTATTCTACCTTCATGAACATAACTTAATAGTCCTGTAATAAATGTATTAATTGCTTTGTCATATTCTCTAGCTTTAGCAATCATTCTTAAACATTTATTCTTATGTGTTTTTAAATAATCTTTAGGAAGTTGTGGCATTCCAGACTTCGGAGTTTTTTTATAGTCTGTAATATTTTGTTGATCTAATAAATTTTTAATAGAAGATGCTGCCCAAATATCAATCTTGATACCTGTTTGATTTTCAATTGCTCGTAATATTTGAGTTTTTCTTTTTGTTAGGTGAGCACCAAATTTTTTAATTTTAGGAACATCAATTCTAACGCCTTTAAATTTCATGTCAACTAAACAACGAAATAATTTTGTTTCTAATTCAAATATTTTTCTGCAAGTTTTTTCTTCAACCTTGCCATCATCATGTGTTTTAGTATATAATACTTCGTCAAGTTTTTTATCAAAAAGATTCCATAACTTTAAAGTTAAATCTACGTCTTGTTTAGCATAATCTTTTGCAAGTGATCCTGGTATTCTATGCATGTTAGACATCGGGTCCTTAATCATACCTTTAGACCATTCTAAAACTTTTTCTTGTAAGTCATATTTATATTTAGCTTCATTCAAATAATCTTTTGATAAAGAATCTAATGAATATTTAAATCTAGTTTCATCAATTACAGATGCTGCAATCATGGTATCAACTAATCTACCCTGTAACATCTTACCTGTGGTTGCTCTTAACCAACAAACGTCGTATATCGCATTGTGAAAAACTTTAGTAATATTAGGGTTTTGCAACAATTTATTATTTAGTTGGTCCCAAAATTCTTTTAGCTCTTCTTCTGATTTATTATTATCACTATGTTTTAGTGAAAAATAAACCGTATCTTTCCCGGTAGCTACAGCTACACCAGTTATAAAACCATCTTTTCTTATAGCTCCTAAACCTTTTGTTTTAAGGTTAGGATCATAGGTTTCTATATCAATCGCTACAGTATCTATTCCTTTTAGATCTAAGTCTTCTGGATGTTTACACATTGTAATCCCTCTCCAATATCATTTCTAAATAATGAATTGCTTTCTTAATATCTTCTGCTTTCCCTTTGTTTGAATGTCTACATATATACTTTATTGCATTACCTTCTGCAAACAAAAGTTTATTTTCATTTATAAAGTGTGCAGGTTGAATTTTTAGAGACTTATAATGTTTCCCGCCTACCTGCTTTTCTAATGATTCATAACTTATATCTTTAAACATATCTTTGTGTGTCATGCTACCCTCCTAACATATCTCATTTCACTCCCTGCATAATTCCATGCAGTTTCTATTTTTATTCTATCAGCTTCTTTTAAAAAATATCCACCATCATAAGAATCATGAACTATGCCACTAAAATCCGCAAAGTGATCACAAACATCAACATGACCCTCGGGCACATCTCTTGTTGTGTATACAAAATTATCTGACCAATATGGTCCTTTTTTTTCTTCAAAACTATTGATTTTAGGCCATTTATCTTTTGGTTCCTTTTTTATGTAATCGTCTGTTCTAAATATATAACCCCCTAAAAAAGTGTCATCACAATCTGCTTCTCCCAAATTTAAAGATGCTCCAAAAATTAAAACAGCATCATAATTGTTCCACCATTCAGTTCTATGAATTTTAGTATAAGTTTCTTTTGCATATTCAGTGCTAAAATCTTTTAAAATTTGAAAAGGTTTTACTTCAACTAAAATTTTTTTAGATTTACCAAAAATAATCATGTCTGGTAACCAACCTTTTATATCCTCCAAGACTGGTTCGTATTCTACGTTCCAACCTAATTGTTTTAAAAATATATATCGTTTACATTCATTTTTACTTCTAAAATGAGCACCGCGATATACAACTTCATGTGCTTTTATATCATACATTTTTCCTCCTTTATGTTGTTAAATGTAAATAAATCCACAAACATGTGAACATTGTTATTGTTAATAAATCCATTTTTGCTATCATCTTCCTCCTAATGTATATTTACCTTGTGATGCTATAGTCCAACAATCTATTCTGCCACGACTATAGGCTACATATTTTAATCGTAATTGAGTAAAATAATCTTCTTTTCTTGTTGCAGTTAAATCAACAATGACGTTGTCAAATGTCATACCTTTTACAGTATGAATATTTCCATATTGAACTCTAATATCTCCATCAAAATCAAAACCTTTTCTTAAAATTTTATTTATATAAACTAATCTATCTTTTTCTGTTTTAGTTCTAACCATTGCAAAATCAGTTTCTTGTGTTGGTTTTAAATAACCTTTACTAATTAAAGTATCTATTGTGTAATCTTGGTTAATCCAATCTTCAAAAGTTTCTTGTCCTTTACCTCTAACAACTACTTTACTTCCTATGTAACTCCAGAAATCTTTTATTTGTTTTAGTGATACCGGTTTACCTTTTACAAACTCTGGCCATACTTTATGACATCTTAATTCTTTCTTTGGCACGTGAGCCGTGTTCCCTACATGAGCAAACTCGATTCCATGATCTTTAAAAAATTCCTTGACCCAAGTATCAGAAGGGTTGCCTCTAAAAGTAAATAAAAAAGTTTCCTTAGTATTTTTTATTTTATCTAAAAGCTTTTCCATAGCACTAGATTTAGTTTTTAAACTTGGTAAATAATAATGATTGCCAACTATACCTTCAGCGGGTTTCCAAACTCTATCATAACCATAGTGATCCCATATAGGTTTGATTATGCTCTTACATAATTTGTTAATAGTTTCTCCACATCTATAACCTTGTTCTAATTGTTCTGCATCTTTAGATAATTTATGATAGTAATCTGCCTTAGCTCCTGCAAATTCAAATATAGTTTGATCTGCATCACCTACCATATAATATTCTTTTGCATTGGTTGACATCTTTTCTAATGCTTCTGTTTGAGCAACGTTACTGTCTTGAGCTTCATCTACAATTAATGCATCTATGTCTGGTTCTTTTGCCTTGTCTAAAAATTCTTTAATCATGTCATCATAGTCACAAACATTATTATTTTTTTTGTAATCAATATAAATAGGTTCCATTTCTTCAATCATGTTAATGCTGTAAGGTCTGTAAGAATCTCGATCACATACTTTCCAAAACTGTTTTAAATCATCATAACCTCTACCAAATGCATCTTTTAAATATTTATAAAAACCATGTTTATCAGGATCAAATCCTTGAATAGATTGAATTTTAAATAAAGTATTTATCATACCTAAATTTTTATGATCATCTGCATCAAACACTTCTTTTTTACCCACTAATCTGCTTTTACAAAAAGAATGAATAGTACAAATTTTATATTTTAAAGACTTTTTAGTAAGTCCTTTTTCTTTTATTTCTGGTAGTTCAAGTATTGCATCTCTAATTTCATCAGCTGCAACATTAGTATGAGATAATACTATTATATTATTATGTGAATATTTTTTTAATAACTCTAAATATTTAGCAGTTAAAAACATATTAGTCTTCCCTGTACCTGGAGGACCTGAGATAAACTTAGGACTCATTTGCTATCTCCTTTACCTCGTGTGCTTCTCCTTCTATAATTAAATCGTCATTATTTAATTCATAATTAAATACTCTCCAAGATACACAAGATTTATTATTAACTTTACCTTTTATTTTTCTAGCTTTTAAAATTCTTTGTATCTTTAAAACTAAATCTACTCTTTCAAAATTAACTCTTTGTTTTTGTAAATAGTCTTCGAATGAATCTAAATCAAATTCTAACTGTGCTCTTTTCATATTATAGTATGGAAAACCATAGTTAGCTAATTCCTTCTTATCAGTATACGCTTTTGTCTCTTGAATATATTTACTAAAGTATTTTTTAAATTTTAAATCTTCATCAGCTTCTTCAACATAATATTCTGATAAAGTTCTTGATTCAAATTTCATTCTCATTACAGTTTCAAATTCATCATCTTTCATTTTAGGAATCCAAACTGACGCTTGACTTATGATTGCATCATAAAACAATTTTCTATTTCTAAGTGTTGGACCATCTATGGTTACAACTTTCTTTTCTGTTTTACCTTGAAATACTGAATTAACCTCTACATGAAATCTGTTACCGCCATACTCTATTATATCTCCAATAGATTCTCTAGCTGCCTCATTTACAGATTCATTTATACCAATCCATGAAAATATTTCTGCTATAGATTTTTGATCACAGCCAATTATCTCTGCCAGTTTAGGCATGCCATATTTACGTTGTGCTTTTTTAATTGTACTTCCTTTAGTTCCTCTTTTTTCATACTCATCATCGTTTGCTTCTTTAGCAATTTGTAAAATAAAATTATTTA